GCTTAATCATAGATGAAGGTACGCGTATTCCTGCATCGTCATTTTCATACAGAGGGACAGGAAGAAACCTGACACTCCGCATGAGTCTTCGAATGGTTCGCGGTAATGCAATCGCATTAGTCGCGGACCAAACGTTGAGACGATTTATAGCGACAAACCGAGAAGCTTGTGTTCTAAGGGATTTGATATAAACCCCTCGGACGTGATGACCATTAAAATAGTCACCACCACAAGACTCCCGGAACGGTCCTTCTTCGAAGGACTTTGCAGCGTTTACCGTGAAACCAAGGAGTGACAAGAGACGGACAAGCCTGTCCGAATGTTGTCTTTCTACGATGATATCATCACCGAAGACTCCAAAGTTTCCAGGGTTGACTCCCTGAGGTCTTATTAAACGGCAGTCAGCCGCGTAATAAGAAGCTGCAACAGCACAGCTAAATATGATTGTTTCTAGTGGGAATGTAAAACCATTACCCATAGAAGACATCATATGAAGCTTCTCGACCTTCCCTGAGGGGAGGGTACATGTCGGTGAGCGCATGAACTCAAACCATGAGACAACGTCTCGCGGAAAGAGCTCACGCATCATCGACCATGACACTGTGTCAGAAGCTGAAGCAAGATCTATTGTTGATAGATTGTTGTTTCTGCTTCCTAGCAGTGCGAGTTCTCGATTGTATTCTTGCTGGGTAGCTAGATCAATTCCGAAGAATTGCTTAAGCCGCCCCTCAAGGATCCGTCCTAGTCCAAGCTGAAAAAACATATTCAGATTGGGTTCGGTACAGATCACTCTCGAGGTGTCTGCGTTTTTAGGAACGAAGGATAAACGGTTACCTGCCACTACTTTCTGGTCACCGAATTGGTCGAATCGCAGCCTTTCAGCTGCAGACCATTCGGGATATCCTTCAAAGTAGTGCTTGTAAACCAAGTAGAGAGCCTTAGATGTGCATGTCAATCGCGAGGAGAATAACTTTGTATAAAAGTCATTCCCGTTCGCGAGGAGACTTGCACCTGGACCGGTACGTGAATGTGATAAAATATCCACGAAATGGGCCAGTAAGGGATCACCCTTCGGGTTGAAGAACCGATAGACCTCTTGTTTAAAGAGGCCAATCAGCAATTCGTCCCTAAGTGATTCCATTCTAAGTGACCAGTTCTCGCATTGTATATTACTTTGCTTGAACTTACTCAAGGCGACGTCATCCGCATCCGCTGTAGTACGATCTTCGAATTTCTTGAAGAAAGACTTGGCAAGATGCAGTTTTCGAAATTCCTTGACGGTCATACCCGGGTAATATTCCATATCTTTGACGGATTTTTCATTATCCATCCAAGAGCATGGTAAATTCCCCGAGAGGTCCTCTAGCAGATCGATATAAAGAGCGCGATACGAGATTTTCATAATCCGTCCTTATGTCAGTGTCTGTTACTTGAGGCTCCTCCTCATCTTCATCCTCTTCCGTTGGAACTGCAAGCTCGTCCTCGATTCGAATTGAATCAAGGGTGAACAGGCATCCGCCGAAAGAAGCGAAGAATAGGAGTAGGATAAATGACGCTGGAAGGCATCCATTGATTTTCATCAAAGGACGCCGTCTATTGTCAGATTTCCCAACTGTGCAGCAAGGTCATTACCTTCTGCAAAGTGGACCGCAAGTCCTAGTCTAATGTTTTCTGGATCAGCCGTGTCTGCACCAGCGGGAACCGAAACTTTCGTTTCGATTACCATGGTAACAGGTGACTGTCCAGCTAACGGTATCACACCCTTTCGGGTGCGAAACGTGTAAACATTTCTAGGGACACTACCTAGTCTACCTGTCACAGGATTGACCGGGCCCAATATTCTGTATTGGGCAGGTCGTTCCACAGTGTAGGTAAACGGGGACGAAACCGAATGCATTACAGTAGACGCAGGGAAAGTACCGCTGTTTTCAGCAGTAAATGCCCTTTGGTTACTATGTGCGTTCGGACTCGTATCCTCTACGTTCGTGATATTCGCAGAAGTAAAACCACTGCTCATATCAGCTAATAGTAGAGATGGGTCATAAACGATAGCCATTTTGGAAGTTTCCTTCTAAAGTAGGTTAACGAAAATACCTAGACAACGCTTTTCCGCCAGCGAACAAAGCAGCCATATTTAGCCACTTTGCGCCAGACCCAGGAAGGGAAAACCTGAGTGTAGGCACGAGTGTCCCAAAGTAGGGATGTCGTTCGACGACGGTAGTCGATATCTTGGAGGCTCCAGGCGTTCCGTACATTATGTACCATGTTCGAAGAGGATCAGCGATATCTGGAGGGGTGAGCTCGTATTGAACCAGCTCACTCACAGATTCTTTGATCACCGTCTTCATGGTCCACCTGACGCTACTACGCGCCAGTGATGCAGCGGAGACTATTTCCTGAACATTCGAGAAATAGTCGACTAAGAAGGAATATGGTAGCAATTCCCATGCAGTAGGTAAAAAGTTCGACCAATCTAAACCGATTCGTCGTCTATTACTTAATGCATAGCTACCAATGTCCACTTGACCATAGTACTTAACAGTCACCTCGGTGGTTTCACTGAGGCGAGCGTTATAGGCGGCTACATTAGGTCCGAGTGAGACGAGGTTGCCAAGACTGGCATCCTCTTCACCTCCGACTCCTGTAACCATCTGCCAATGTCTGTCAGTCATATATCGTGATTCAGCAAGTGCCTGAGCGGCACTGCTGATATCAGTGATAAGTGGCTTCCAGCCAAAGGAGAACTCTAGCCAAGTATCTGCCAAAATCTCCCGCTTTCTCCGAAAGGAGAGACGTTTAGTCTTAGGACCGATTTTCTTTAATCGGTTATAATAAGACCTTACGCCTTTGCGGAAGGCTAGGACAGGATTCTTAATCAATCGAATTGTGCGTAAGGTCTCACCGATCACCACTCCACTTTCAACAGTGGTTTGATGTCGGCGAATCTTTTTCACATAATTCTCAAGCGCCTTGTTGTTGGCCAGGACCTCAGAGAGTAGAGCTGTTGTCGCCGAATCGGGGATAGGAACAAAATTCCTAGACTCAAATTCGGAGAACCGCAGCTCAGTTGGGAAAGGCGTCCTAGGTAGTGTCAGTATTTTCTCCACGCCGGATGTCGAAGGTCTTATCCGTATACGAACCTTGATACCAGATAAACTGGTACCAGCGTTCCTTCCGGATTTGATCTGCGATCGCCAACGTGGATTTTTACCGCCATCTACCGAGCTAAAGGCAACGTCCTGAGACTTAGAATCAGAAATAGATACATCCTGATTAAATTTCTCAGTAGTTGACTTATAGCCATAAGAAGCAACATGCTGTTGCTCCTTGTGGGTCGTGTCTCCCATCATATTTCTCCTTGGATCTGGTGTACACTATGCACCCCTATTGGGGAAATTCATTCAACGGACCCAGTAGGGGCCGTACCAAGTACAAAGCTCTGTACCTAGCGCATTGTGCTGAATGAACGCATAGAGTAACACGTCTGCACACGACTAGAAAGCGTCGTG